AGAGATAATTCATCCACCATTGTTGCAAACGGCTCTCCAACTGCTTCTGGTGATTTCATTGGCCAGCAATACATTGATACTGCCACGTATTTTGAATATACGTGGGACGGCGATTCTTGGGAGCGGCAAGCTGCAATTAGTGAAATTAGCTTTGTTGATTCTTCTCCCATTGCCTTCACTGTTAGCTATCCAGATAATTTCTCCGCCACAATTACCAGTTCTCTTGATGACCAAGCTGTTAATAGTGTTTTTGCTGGTCCTTCCAGTGGGGCCACTGGCACCCCATCATTTAGAGCGCTTGTCTCTTCAGACCTGCCTGTTGCTACCAGCGTAGACAAAGGCGCTGTTTATCCAGGCGCTGGTTTATCAGTGGATGGCACTGGCGAAATTAGCCATACCAATGCAGCCGTTACAGGAACGTATACAGGCTCAATTACTATTGATGCTCAAGGGCACATTGTTTCTGCTAATGCCGCATTAGCGGCTTCAGACATTCCAAATCTTGATGCAAGTAAAATTACCACTGGCACATTTGGAAGTGCATTTTTAGCTGACAATAGCGTCACGGCTTCTCAACTTGCTGATTACGGCATTGCGCAAGTCAGTGAAAGTGCTCCCACTCCTGAATTTGCTGGTCAATGGTGGATCAATCCTAATGACCGCTCTGCTTATATCTGGGTGGGCGAAGTGGCGCCTGTTCCCAATGGTTATTGGCTGAACCTTGGTTATGGTAGCCCCACTCAAATTAACCTTCGTTTTGGTGGCACTTATAACGCTTCTGGTAATACAGTTGAAAGCATTAATAGCTACGGCATTGAAGCTGGGCTTACTGTTGGGCAAGCGCTTTCCGCTCCGAACACTAGCAACAATGGCGTCTATTTAATTGTCACTGCATCAGGCGTTGGTACTGCTCCTGCGCCAACTGAAAGCCTTTCCATTGGCAACTGGGTGTTATCGCAGGGCGTGGGTGCATCTTGGACTAAGGTCAATTTGAGCAGCGCAGTGGCTGGTGTTGGTGACCAAGACGTACTAGTTGATGGCAACGCATTATCGCCAGTGGCATCTGGCGTGGCCAGTCAGGAAGATCTTAATGAACTTGTATGGGCAAGAGTGCAGCTTGCCACGGCTAGCACCACTGGCATTGTGAGGGGGTCTTCGGAAGTTGTTGTTGCATCTGGCACTGGCATCATGAGCATTGGCACTGTTGATGATGGTTCGTACTGATCATCATGCAAGGAGAAAGTAAATGCACGACAAATTTGTCTATGCAGGAAAAGAAATTCCTCCTTATGGTGACTACGGTCAAGTGTTGGTAAAAACAAGCAAAGCTTTTTATTACACTGCATGGTCCGACATAGATCATATTATCAACGACACAAATGCTGAAATAGACGAAGGCGAATATACTTAGCTTTAGAATGAGGCAATGTTAATGCCGCCATTTTGGCTCGGCTTCCATTGCTATGGCTTCCATTCTTAAGCATCTTCGTTCGTCCACTGCTAACAAGCGCCCCACGGCTTCGGGGCTTGCAGATGGACAAATCGCCATCAACACTGCATCTGGCACTCCTGCAATGTTCTTTAAGGACAGCGCAGGAAATGTGGTGAAAGTTGGCCCTGCCCATGTGGGAACTAGCGCTCCCAATGCAAGTCCCGCTGGCAGCGCTGGTAATTCAACGGGTGAACTGTGGGTGGACAATAGCCTGACAACGCCTGGTCTTAATTATTACACTGGCAGCGCTTTTGTCAATCTTACGCCTTCTGGTACAACTAGCACTGTTGGCTTAGTTGAACTTGCTACTAATGCTGAAACGCAAGCTGGTAGTGACGCAGTGAGGGCCATCACTTCCGCTGGTTTGCAGAGCAAGCTTAGCGATTCAACTAGCACTACAAGCTCTACCACCATTGCGTCTTCTACTGCAGTGAAGAGCGCTTATGACCTTGCGAATGCTGCACTGCCCAAGTCTGGCGGCACTTTAACTGGAGAGCTTTTAATTAGCCCTAGTGGCAGCCTTGTTTTTGAGGGAAGTTCAGACGATAGTTTTGAAACAACAATAGCAGTGACCAATCCTACTGCTGATCGTACCATTACGTTCCCCAATGTCACTGGCACTGTAATTACCACTGGCGACACTGGCAGTGTTACCAGCACGATGATTGCTAATGATACTATTGTCGATGCGGATATCAATGCAAGTGCTGCGATTGCTCCGAGCAAGCTTGGCTCTGGAGCATTACCTAGTGGCGTGACAGTAGCTAGCGCCAACATTGTTGATGGCACCATTGTTAATGCGGATGTAAACGCTAGCGCCGCGATTGCTGGTACAAAGATTAGCCCTGATTTTGGCGGGCAGAATGTCGTTACTACGGGTAATGTCACTGGAGCAGCGCTGATTCCTTCTAGCAGCACTGTTCCGACAAATGGTGTTTATTTGCCGTCAGCAAATACAGTAGCTTTTTCCACAAATAGCACGGGCCAAGTATTCATTAACAGCAATGGAAACTTGGGTGTTGGTACCCTTAGCGCTACAAATACTGCAGGCAAAATCCATGCACGCGCCGATGGGGACGAGCCTAAATCGTTGCTAGTGCTTCAAAATAGAAACACTGGTGGATCGGCAGCCGTTCAGCTTACATTTATCAATGGTGGCATTGACTATGCCGATGATCGGTATAGCTATATTCGTAGTATTGTTACAGGCGCAGGCCAAAATGGAAACAATTTAACTTTTGCTACTAACCCTAACGGTGGCGCTGCTCAAGAACGCCTCCGCATCGACAGCTCCGGCAGGTTGTTAGTTGGCACGTCTACTGCTGCTACCACCTTCTTCGGAGGAACCATCACGCCGCAGATTCAGTTAGAAGGAACAAGTAACAATACAAGTACCCTCTCCTTAACAAGACGTGAAAACGGCAATGCTACTGCATCGCTTTCTTTTGGCAAGACACGTGGCGGTACAACTGTTGTACAAGCTAATGATGGACTTGGTTTTATTTCTTTTGAAGGTTCAGACGGAACAAACTTAATTAGAGGTGCATCAATCACCGCAGCCGTAGACGGCACCCCCGGCGCTAATGACATGCCGGGCAGAATCGTACTATCGACAACCGCCGATGGAGCAAGCAGCCCGACGGAGCGTTTCCGTATTACCAACGACGGTGTAATTGCACATGACCAGCCAGCTCCTGCTGCCGTCAATGCCACTGCAACGCTGACTGTTGCCAACCTCAAAACCGGCATTATCACCAGCACGTCAGCAGCAGCAACCGACATGACGCTGCCCACTGGCACCGACACCCAAGCTGGTTTTAGTGGCACCTATGACAACTTCACCTTTGAGTGGAGCGTGATCAACACAGGACCAAGCTTGGTGCGTGTACTTGCTGGCACTGCGCACACCATCGTCGGCTCTGGATCTGTTGCTACTGGCACCTCGGGTCGCTTTGCTTCACGACGCACGGCTGCCAACACGTTTGTGACTTATCGCCTGAGCTAGTAGTCCTACTCGAAAGTCTCCCTGGCTCGGTATTTACCGGGTTGGGGAGCTATACTAGTCCCGTCACACGAACGGGGGCTTGTGCCTAGCGACGCTGAACTAACGAGCGAGTTTCTCCACACACTGTTTGATTACCGGGACGGCAAGCTGTTCTGGAAAGTCAATCGTGGCAAAGCACGAGCCAGTGATGAGGCTGGCTGCGTTGGTAATCGCGGCTATGTGCTGATTGTTATTAACGGCAAGCAGCGCATGGCTCATCGTTTGATCTGGATCATACACGGCAAAGAACCCGTGCCAATGCTGGATCACATTGATGGCGATCAGCTCAACAACCGCATTGAAAATTTGCGTCCAATCACTGTGTCGCAAAACCAGCGCAACACCAAGCTGCGAAAGGACAGCACCTCAGGCATCAAAGGCGTGAGCTGGATCAGCACCAAAAACCACTGGTCCGGTCAGGTTTGGCATCTTGGCAAGCTGTATCACGCTGGAGATTTCAAAGACAAAGACGAGTGCGCCGCTGCTGTTCGAGTGCTGCGCGAAGAACTCCACGGCGAATTTGCTCGCCACTGACCAGTAGTCATTCCCACTAATTAGCATGAAATCGATCGACGACTACACAACACTCGGAGCAATAGCATTAGTACTGATTATTTTTACTGTTTTTAGTATCTGGTGGCTGCCTCAAAAATGGCAAGGCTGCCAAAAGCTGTATGACAATCCGCCAGCTCAGATTGTCTGTCTGCTGAGCGAGTAGTCACCTTCAATACTCTGCTTAGCGTGCTCTCGCCGTTCTTTTCTTTTTTCATTGTTTAAACTAACTAAGACCATCCTGATTGATTATGGCTACTACTTGCGAATGGAAGATTGCTCAGCTTGAGCGCCAGCTTTCCAACGGCATTGTATACACTTTGCATTATACGATTGAAGCCTTCGATGGCACTTATCGTGCCTCGGCGTATGGTTCTCTTGGTCTCGAAGCGCCAGAAGAAGACGAAACCATTCCCTTTGCTGATCTCACGGAAGAAATTGTAGTGGGCTGGCTGCTCGACAAATTTGGCGAAGAGAAAGTGGCTGAAATTGAAGCTGCTCTCCAAGCTCAAATTGATGAGCAAGCTGCTCCCACTAAGGGCACTGGTCTGCCCTGGGCTGGCTAAACTTCTGTTTTCGTCTTTTCTCCATGGCAGCCCGAAGCAAAGTAGGCATTAGCGGACAAAAGCAGCTTGTCCCAAACAAAAGCAAACGCACGAGGCAGGGTAATGGCAAAAATAGCAAAGCCAGCCACGGACGCAAGCTAAAAATTGGGCAAGGTAAATAAGCAAAGGGCCGAAAGGCCCTTTCTTTTTGCGCGTACAATAAAAGAAAGACATTATTCTCATGGGACAAGTAATTAGAGGCGGTGAACAGTTTGAAACTCATATTGAGGCAGATTATCGAGGAAAGATTTTACAAAAAGGCCCCGATAGTGGCAGCGTAGATGCCTTCGGCAGACAGCGCACGAGTGCTCCCTATACGCTTTTTGATAGCACAATGCGCTACGACAAGCGTCCTGATCAATGGTTTGACAGCATTGCTGGCAGTGGCACTTCTACGTTTTTAACGCATCAAAGCAGCGTAGCAATGAGCACCACCACTGCATCGGGAGACACTGTTCTTCGTCGGACTAAGCAAAATTTTCCGTATCAAGCAGGCAAAAGCATGATGCTTTTGCAAAGCCTTGTTGGCGCTCCACTTGCATCTGGTCTCATTCAAGAAGTGGGGATTTTTAATGATCAAAATGGCGTTATGCTACGCGCTAGTGGTACTACCTTGCAGTTTGTAGTGAGAAGCTATGCTTCTGGCACCATCAATGAAGACGTGGTAAATCAAAGCAATTGGAACATCGACACGCTTTCTTCTCTTGATTTTGCCAAGGCGCAAATCTTTACTGCCGATTTGGAATGGTTAGGAGTGGGACGTGTTAGGTGTGGCTTTGTTATTGACGGAGAAATAGTTTATTGCCATGAGTTTGAACATTTCAATGCATTGGATAGCGTCTATATGACAACAGCTATCCTGCCATTGTCCTATCGCATTCATAACGCCAGTGCTCAAACGTCTTCAGCGACAATGAAGCATGTTTGTTGTAGCTTGTTGAGCGAAGGCGGCTACGAGCCAGATGGTGCCATTTATTCAGTGTCGCATAGTCTTTCAACAGTACCCAACACTTCTGGAGAACGCATTACTGCTGGCATTCGTATGGCCAGTGGTCGCACTGGTAATGTCATTCTTCCCGTGAGGATTTCTACAACCACTGCTTCTAGTGACGTAGTGTTGTGGCGACTACGGTTAAACCCTACGCTTTCTGGCGTAACGTGGACTGCTGCCAACAATGGTAGGGGCAATGTAGAAGTGACGACAAGCGGCACTGCTACGGGGGGCACTGTGATTGATTCTGGTTTTGTCAGTCAGGGCAGTGCTAATAACTATGCAGTGGCAGAAGCCATTCGCTTGGCACTGGGGCAAAATGCTTCTGGCGAAAGCGACACGTTGATTCTTACCGTGGACACTGACGTGAACGCTAAAGCTTTAGGCATGATTGGCTGGGTGGAAGTGGTTTGATCAGCTAAGCTAAGGGCTCTTGTCTTTCCTTCCATGGATGCCTTTAAGGACCAATGGTACAAGCAACAAGTGGATCACATCTCTGAGGCTCTTCAAGAGCTGCTCACGGACGATGATCCGGCTGTTGCCATCAAGGGGCTAAGCGAAGCTATTAGCGAGTGGGAAGGTTATCACGAGAAGGAGCTTGCTAAATGGAAGCGCCTCAGGGCGCTTCTGAGCTGGGAAGCTGGTACGTAATTCGCAACTCTCCTCCTAGCGCCTTTACAGCCTCACTGGCACCTGCTGGTGGGGCTGTTTCAAACAGACTATAGGGAAAATTATTAGGCGAGAACGCTGGAAGCATATTTAACCTTCTTGAAAAACGCTAATAAAAACAGCTCCCTTCTCTGTTAATGGTAAAATTTTGTCGCGCAAATCAATATTGCGAGCACGACAACAACCCATCGTTGGCATTAGTTTTTGATTTGGAGCCCATGCGCCCGGCCACCCGAGCGCACTAGATCCGCCGTGCAACATGATACCAGCCCTTCCATTATCTCTCTCCTGCCCCTCTAAATCAATCATGTCAAAACTGTACCAACCATAAGCCATAAGCGTGCGATCATAGGCAGGCTTGTCACCCACTCTGTCATAGTCTCGATAAATAGCGCCAACTTTATACAAACCAGGAGGACAATCACTGTTTTGGATGCGCCATTCAAAATCACTATACTGTCCACGAGCGAGACAAGGAATTTCCCACAACAGCTTTCCTTCATAGGAAAAAGCTTTCATGGTTTCTACTGCATCGTTCACAATTAAATGCGAATCGCCAGCTTTAAAGCCAAAGTCTTGAGGACGTTTTTTAGGGCCAATCATGGTAAATTGCGTTGTCTCTGGGGCATATTCCTTCATAAGCTTTGAAAGCTTTGCAGGATATTCTGGATCAGTGGCATAGCTTTGCTCTTTCAGCATGCGCGCCGCTGCATAACGATTAGGGGCATTATTAACGCCCTTGAATTGACGATAGTCCTTATACCATCGCGTGATAAGATATTCAATGCAAGCAGAAAGACTTGGGAAGTCAAGAAAGCCTGCTTTGATTGTCACCCATTGACCGTCGTACCACTCTTGCGTGGTGGTCCTAGTACCATCGCCTTTTAAACCAAGCGCATTCCAGGTGCCAGAAAAGTGCTTCCCAAAACCACTTTCTAGGCAACATTGTGCTGCCACTAATTCTGGGAAACGCGCACCATGCCTACGAGCAATGGTATAGCAGGTATCCCAGAATCCCCTATTGGAAGCCGTCATGGCTTCAGTCCTTCACGCGAAAAACAGTTTTCAAACCTTCGAGAAGCAGTTGCAGCACGTTATTGCTTTTCCAGGGTGAACGATCAAGAATTTGGTCGGCAGCAGCAATGATGATGCCACCAACAACGAACCATTCTGCACCAGACATGGCTAGTCCTCTAAGAGAGTTTCTTAAAGCCTAGCGTTTAATTTCAAGGCTGCGCACTCGTGTTTCAATATCGCTCATTTTGTCTGTTAGAGCGCTAAGTTTTTCAGTGACACTTTCAATTTGTACTGCCACTCTTGCTTGTTGATTTCCAACAGTAATAAGCATAGCTCCAGTGGAAAGAAGCATGCCAGCCGTGATTGTGGCCACGAAATTGGCCATGCCTTCTTTGAATGGTTCCATGGAGATTGCCGCAATTTTTATATTAGCAAAGGCGCATTATTCGCTTGTTGCGGGTTAGATTGTTTGCAGGAAAATTTAATAGCACCATGCCAAGAGCGAATGGTCCCGATGAGCTGCTTTACTCTCTCATTGAACTTCGCCCTGGAGACGCAAGACGTAGATTTCGCAAGAGTATTTTTGAAGACTATCCGCTAAGAGGCCCGCTTGGACAGTGTGCTTGCGCGTATTGTGGACAATGGAATGAGAAGCTAACTATTGACCACATCGTGCCTAAAAGCAAAGGCGGGCCTCATTTTGCAAAATATAATTTAGTGCCAAGTTGTAAGTCTTGTAATCTCTTAAAAGGAGCGGAGCCTATTTTTGAATGGTGGCGCCCACAAAGGTTTTGGAGCGAAAAACGAGAACAGCTTTTACTGGCGTGGGTGCATCACAATAGCTTTGTCAGTGCCCACACTTCATTGCAGGATATTGAAGCTTTTGCTGAGAAGCGTGATTATTACATTCCACCGTCAAAAGAAGAAGCCCCCATTTCTGGGGGCTTTTGTTATACGGAATGGCAAGCAGCTTAGGCTTTATCTACTGGCGCGAATAGATCGCCTTCTTTTGGAGGCAGATCAAAACGAATGCCAGGAATAGGGCAGGCGCCATCTTTACAGCCGCTGTCAATGTTGTTTT